TTAATTCCCACTTAAACTTAGATATTTCATCTAATATTTGTATTTTTTCTTCAGGTTTGTGAAAGATGGGGGTGGTTAGGCTAGGTCTACTTATAGAACTGGTCAGAGTACCCTTATTGTTTAGATAAATGCCTTGAGGAGACATTAGTTTTCCTTCAGGATCATGATTCAAGTGTAGCTCTTTCAAAAGATTCTTCAGTGATGGTCCTAGATAATCTGAAGACACCAATGAATTTATAATTATCTTGGTTGCTAGCTTTCCTGACATGAATATGATCACAGAAGTGTTTCCAATCTGTCCCCGCCAAACACCTGGTCCCACTCTTTCACCTAGACTCCGGTCAAAATTTTGTCTTTCTGAAAAGTAGCCAATCACTCCAAGTCTCAGACTTTTTATCATGTCAATCATTTCTAGTTTTGTGGAAGTTCCATTGAGCAGCTCATGCATGATTTTCAACTCCTTCCCAAAATCTGGTATATCCTCCCAGCTGTCCCTTAGAGCTGGATTCTCCTTGATCAATTTTGTCACTAAAGCTTCAGTATAGTCATCAGTATACACATAATTGATGACTGCAAACAAATTTGATCTTAAAGTCTCTATATCATTTAGCTTCATTGTTGGATTGTAAGTGCTTATTTTCACACCTTTCCAGTATAGTCTGCTTATGCAACTTTTAGCTGTATGACCTCTAGCAACTGTGTCTATCAATTTGATCCTTCTGGGCCTCTGACTAACCCCTTCAATATAATGTTTTAATTGGATTGTGTTCAGACCAGTAAAACTTCTTGTCTCTTCTATTGTTTCTCTTAGAAATGTGTACTTCTTTCTGGCAGTGTTCCATAGTTCATCAAAGTGTTTCTTCCCAACCTTCACAGCTGATCTTAAGCTAAACCATCTTCTCCTACATAAGTTCATCAATGGATGTAGGTTATCTCCTAATGAACTAAACACTTCTATACTAACTTTATTTCTTCTACTATAATTGGCGTTTATGAAGAACCCTGTCAGTTCTAATTCTCTTAAAAATTTAGTGAATTCATCATATTCTTTCCAATGGGGAAACAAATGCTTAACTTCATCTTGTGAAGGAAGTTCACTGATTGACTCATCCAGTTTCTTCTGGAGAACCTCTAATAACGATTTCTTCTCTTTTGTCTGTATGTCAGTCACACATGGCCTGTTTAATAAATAACAACTAGAAACAATCATTCTTATCACGGATTGTTGATTAGATAGAGACATTTTTACTCCAGGAGAATACAATCTCATAGCAATCTGCATAGCATCTTCTTCCCAAGAAACCTGCTTCAAGAAGGCTAGCTCAGGATATTTATCATAATAGTCGAAACAATCTTCCAGTGATGGCAATTGAGATTCCTCAACTAATCTTTCCCAATTTTCACTTTTAGTAAAACTGACTTTGAAGTGTCTGAATTCCTTAGAAATGGTTTTAGATTTTCTTTCATTATAGTCAATATTATCAATCTCTGACATATCTTCAATTCCCTTAAGAAGCTTGCCCCAATTTGAGTTTCCTGCTAATATGTACAAATTATATTCTAATCCCAAAATACCACAAGTTAAGTCTGGATCCATGGGAAAATAACCAGCAGAAGGATCAGGCATTTCTATTAGTTTTTTATGGAAAAGAGGGAAATATCTATTTGACTCTAAACCTAGCAATTTATAGTGCAACCAGGCTTGAGCATGTTGTATTAAAGAGCACTCAAGAGTACTACAACCTCCTTCCAAGGCTTGCTGCAGACAGTTTGAGAATTGTCTGTATCTTGAAATGAAATTTTCAACTAAACTAATCTCCATCGAAGAGATCACCCATTTTATGGATGGCTTGCAAGGCTGTCTTCTGAAGGACCACTCAGAATTATACTCTAAGACATCTTGAACAAATAAAGTGGACTTGTCTGATTCATAGACTCCCAGCAGTTCCCCTAGATTTGATCTCCAACGACATAGCCTATTCAAAAGCCCTATATGAGATTTTAATTTCTTTGTGTTGCTAGTTGATTCAAAGCTTCTCAGAACCCCATAGTCATCACTTCCTTGCTTGTTGGTTGTGATCATTCGCACATCTGTAACTCTGTTCCAGATCTTGAATTCCAATTGAGTGGTGACTTCTTGAATCATGGTGTGGAAGACTGATGAAGTATAATGCAATATTCCTTGCATCATTCCTGATCTCACTTCTATCTTTCCTGATGCTCTACCAATAAATGGTTTATTTCCCTTAAAGAAATCGTCACGCATCCTGGCAAATGTAGAATCAGAAACTAATGTCTCTTTATTAGCAATGAATGTTGTTATCAAGTCAGGAGGCAAAGTTATTCTCTTTCTAACCCAAAGATTCAGAACCTGTATGATAAAGCCATGAAAATCAGGATGTGTTATGGGGATTAGCATTGCAGCAAATCTTTGGGCATGATGTCTCTGACACCATGTTGTTTTGTCTCCACTAGTACTGAAGGTAAGGAAATTCTCAAAATAGGTGCTTGCTGTGTCATAGTGCTCTCCTACAAATCTATCTTTTGATTCAGGGTGAGTCATAGTTTCTGATGGGAAGTATGAACAAATGACTCTGGATATCTTCTCAAGATAACACTGCACGACCCTGGCAGAGATCTCTAAAACATGAACTTCCCTCCAACCACCATGTTGATCTTTTGGAAATAGATCAGAGTCAAAGAATTCCTTAGCATTCAAGATGTCCAAACAATAGGGAATCAATTGCGACACATGATTCAACTTCCCTCTTGACTCTTGCTCTTCATATTCTCTACAGATTTGGCTAACTCTTTCAAGCACTCTAGGTCTTTTCTTGAACATGGAAGGATCCTGAGATCGGACGCATTCTTTTAACTTTTTGAAACTGTATTTCACTGATTCCAATGAATCAAGCTCCAATTGATCTTTGCTAGAGTCTCTTGCTGAAGCCTTAAGGGTGGCCAAGTCAGAAAAATTACTACCTGAGATTTCCATAAGAACATCTCTCTTCATTATTTCATCATAGTTGTCACCCAGGTTGTTTGAGAGGATTATTTTAAATTTGGAAATGTAGTACTTCAATAGCAGCCCATCTACAATATGAGGTTTAGGCTCATCTAAATCTTGAAATGTAGAATGTCTGTTTTCCAGAGTTTCTCTATATAGAACCTCTTCTTTATAAATCTTTTTGCATATTTTAAAGGATGATTGAGCACCTGAAGTTCTATACTTGTTTACTAGATAACCTAGATAAAAGAAGTTAACCATCTTTTCAATACTAATAAAACCATCACAAGCTATGGTTCTGATATTCAGATATTTGATTGAAGTACCTCCAATATTTTCCTCAGGGATGACTCTTTGTACTTTGTTTGTGTGATAATAATCCATAATTCTTATCGTCTTCTTTATTATGTATGAGGTTAGTCTTGATCTGATAATTTCTGGAAACCTCTTCACCATCTTGTATGGATTGGGATTAATTTCATCTAGAATGCCCATCATTATGTATCTCTGATTAGTGACCAACTCCTCTGCATCCAGTTTATTATTTAAAAATAACAATAGACTGAACTTCATAACTTGCCAAAATTGAGCATTCTTTTTATGATTGAACATATCCATGATTGAGTGTGGGTTTAGAATATCAAGATCAAATTGTGAGAACATGTGTGACATGATGGAAGAGAACAAAGGTCCACATTTGCAGAAATGGTCTATGTGGATATTATCAAAAGAAGAGAATTCTGTTATATAATATTCCTCTAGTCTGTCTATATTTGGCCCCAACCTACCAGTGTCAAATGCTCTGCTATGATTCCTGTCAAAAATGAATGAAACAAAAGTGTGAGTTCCAGTGCACCTTGCTATCATGCCAGCTGAGAAGTAACTAAGATATCTGAAGTGCCACTGATTATGTTTTGTCCTATGCTTGTTGATCATAGCAAGTTGCATCATTAAACATGAGATCATGTCACAATACTGAATGAATTCAGATGACATTATTTGTTGAGTGAAGAGATTTGTGGAATTCTGATCAATTCCAGGATGTGGATGTCTTGATTTGGCATCTTCAAACAAGTCCTTGATCCAGAAATTCAATTCTTGGTTATCATATTTACCAGTCAAGCTAGAGGAATTCATGAATTTCTCAATATCGTCAGTAAAGCACTCAGGAGAGAAGGACTTGTGAGAGTCCGTATTCAATCTTTGTATGAGATCATTCATAGCATTTCCACTCTTTCCTTTAGTGTCTTCTGTCCCATGAAATAAACCTGATTTGATGAGATCCTCCTTCTCAAGCGAACTAAGATCAAAATTGAACATGTGATGTTCCTTCAACTTGTGTCTTTCCTCTTTTAAAAATTCAGTGGATGTTTCTTTTCTTTCATCATAAATAAATTCATCTGGTATTAAATGACATTTCGAGTCAAAACAAGCTTGCCATAGTCTCAGAAGGGCTGGATTCCTTGCATTTCTATCCTCAAAGATTTTCAAAGAAGGGGTTTTTAATTGATTAGGATGACCATCCTTCAATCTCTCGCAAAGAATTAGTGGGAGATTGGTTATGCGTTTCTTATGATCAAGAGGATGTGTTTTTTCCTTTTTAAATGAAGACTTATATTTTTCAAATGAAGCTCTCTCTTTTACACTATAATTCTTGGTCCTAGTAAATGCTGACATCAACTTCACTCCTACTATCTCAGATTCTTCTGCACTCATTGGCTCCAACATATTGAGGATTTCATCTCTTCTGAAATCATAATCTCTGGTTTCTGGAATCTTAATGCTCTTGAAAATGTTGTTCACAGATCTCATTCTATCAGAATAATCTTGGTCAGCAAAAGGTGATCTTCCTAGACGCTCTATTATAGCTGCCTCCAATGAAATTCCCACCTTGTATCTCAACATCAGTTCTTCCTTGTGAGACTCATCCAAAGGATAGTTAGTTACTATTCCATTCCGTCCCACTATCAAAACAAACAGAGATGTGATGTTCAGAGTTGCCATGTAGGGCTCATACTTTGAATATTTGGTGTCAAAATCTCTAACTAAAGAGTTTTCTATAGTAGATAAACTGGTTCCCAACTCTAATATGAATCTCTGGTCTTCATGTTCAACAAAGGCATCAGGTGTGAGATCCATCCAATCAGCCTCCTCTAGATGCAGTCCTTCAGCCACTGTCCTAAGTGAAACATCGGTATCATTACCAGCACAGCTTGCCACAATTTCATGTCTGATTTTTCTAAGCTTCTCATCCGAGACGTTGAAGGAATGGCCAGACATTCTAGCACACTTTAGGCCATCCACATATACGTCGAATGATATTATACCTGAACTCTCTGTCCAACCTAAATTGATATGTACGTGCTTGCTAGAGATGAAGGGATGAAATTGTCCTAGGGAAGAATGTTGATGTCTTCTACCAACATTCATTAATAAGTCATTGAGGTTCCAAATAGATGCCATTTGTTGCTGAC